CGCACGACGGTGATCTTCTCGCCGAGCCACCGTGCCCGGGCCAGCCCCAGGTCCTCCGCGCACGCCTTCGTGATCGCATACGGGTTCGGCTGCCCCTTGTGCCCGGTGCCGATCTGCACCACGGGGATCCCCAGCCTGGCCGCGACGTCGTAGACATTGACCGCGCCGAGGATGTTGACCTGGATGGCCCGGTGCTCAGAGCCGAACAGCTCCGGGGTGCCCAGGACCCCGGCCAGGTTGATGATCGCCTCGGCGTGAGATATGCGGCACGCGAACTCGAGCCGGTCCGGGTTGAGCACGTCCCCGGCTGGCCGGTCGTACGCGATGCCCTCATGGCCGGCCGCCTCCAGCGCGGCGTCCATGTGCTGGCCGATGAACCCGGACGACCCGGTGACAAGAACCCGCATCAGCGTGGTCTCCTGGGACTCATGGACAAGGTCAGGTGCTGGCACTGCAAAAGGCTCATCGAACGCTGCCCCGTAGCCCATGAGCCGCAGGTCGTCTGCCGGGGCTGGCGGCACAAGGCCGACGGCTATCACGCGTGCGGCACCACTGCCAGGGCTGATTATCAGGCCATGCCAGCGCCGGGTGCGGACCTTGCCCCGGCGACCCGGTGACCAGGACTTTCACGTGATCTCCCGGTAGATGGCCAGCGTGTCGACCTGCTCCGACGGGCCCGCGGGGAACAGCGCGTCCAGCGCGTACCGGACGCCGGGGCAGCAGCAGTCCTCCCCGTAGTCGTGGCAGGCCAGGACACCGCCGGAGCCCAGTACCTTCCGGGCCGCCTCCACGTCCGCGTGGACCGCCGAGGCGTCATGGTCGCCGTCGATGAACACGAGACCGAACGGGCCGAGCCCGTTGAGGGCGTCCGGGGATGTCCCGTGCACGATCGTCACCGCGCCATGCAGGTCGCACGCGCCCAGGTTCGCCACCATCGCGTCGTACGAGTTCAGCCACGTATGCGGGTCGACAGCGGTCACATGCTTAGCGCCGGCCAGGGCCATCACGCACGCGGAGAACCCGAACGCCGACCCGACCTCGAGGACATCCCGGCCCGCGGCCAGGTCAGCCAGGGCCGCCGCCTCGTTCACCGTCAGCGACGTGCTGATCGGCTGGGCGCCCTCCGCGGGGGGCAGGCCGCGCCACGGCAAGTGCATTTAGGTCCTCGCCTGCTCACGGCGCTCGATCTCGATGCCGTTCAGCGCGTGCACCAGGTCCAGCAGCCGCGTATCGCCATACCGCTCGACGTGCACGACCACCGCGAGGTCGACGCTGACGTCGATGATCACCCGGCGGACGTAATCCCCGTCGCGGATGATGCCCGCCTCGGTGAGCGCATCGAGCATCTTCCGGCCGTGCATCCGCATCGGCCGCGCAGCAGGTTCAGGCATCGTGAACGGGACCCTTCCTAGGTGCCGGTGAACGTGTCGCAGGCGACGGCGAAGGTGACGGTGGCGATGATGCCGTCGGGGGTCGGCCGCTGCCGGAGCGCGTGCGGGCCCATGTGGGAGTCGCCGACCGTCCCGCCCAGCCTGCGGTCCGCCCGCACGACCGCGCCGCACGCGGCGTGCAGCGCGTAGGCGCGGTTCCGGGCGGCGGCCAGGTCGTTCTCCCCGTTCAGGACCAGGGCGGCGCACCGGATCGTGAACACCTCCCGGTCGTCGGCGTCGCCGAGCACTTCGGGGGTGACTGCGGCGTCGGCGGCGAGCTGGTCGTCGGGCTGCCCGGTCCAGCCGACGAGGACGGCCTCGAGCGCCGGCGACCCGGTGACGACGGGGCCGTCGCGGACGTCGGCGCCGGCGAGGGCGGGGGCGGCGGTGAACGCGGCCAGCAGCGCGGTGATGGCGTCGGGGACCTGCGACGACCAGGCCATCTGCTCCCCTTAGACTGGAACTAGAGCGGCCCCGGCGGCGCTACCAACGCCGTGACCCGGGGCCTGACCGCTGGATTGGAGCGGCTATGAGAACCATAGAGCTAGGCGGCCGGAAGGCCCGAGGGCGCGTCGCTCTAGTCGATGACGCCGACTGCGAACTCGTGTCCCGGTACAGATGGCATGTGCTCGAACAAGACCGCGGACCCGGCCGCAGGCCAGGCGGCCCGTATGCGAGAGCGGGCATCTATCGCCCCAGTGACCAGCGGACAGTGATGATCCTTATGCATGTCCTGATCACCGGCCGCACCGGCACCGATCACGCTAACGGCAACGGCCTGGACAACCAGCGGGAGAACTTGCGCCCGGCTGGCCAGGATCTCAACACCGCAAACACCCGGCCGACGCCCGGCCAGTCGAGCCGCTTCAAAGGCGTCCGGCGCCACCGGGAGGGCAAGTGGGAGGCGCGGATCCGCATCGGCCGTCCCGTTTACCTCGGGCTATTTCGCGACGAGGAAGCCGCGGCCCGTGCTTACGATGCCGCCGCCGTAGCGGCATGGGGCGAGTTCGCACGCATCAACTTCCCCTAGGCCACCATGGGACGTGGCGGGCCGAAGAGCTCCTTCGCCTTGTCCGGAACCGAGAAAAATTCGCCCGGCTGGCGCCAGTGCTCCTCGGAGCCGATCACGCCAGACGCGGCGGTGCCCGGACCTCTTTGCGTCTCCCAAATATGAGCGAGTATGACGAGGGCGCCGCGCTTGTAGCTGGGCGGGATCTGCTGGTAGCCGGCGAGGTAGGTGACGTCGACGATGCCGGTGACCGGCGGGCCGTTCATGACGCGGACGACCCCGGATGGCGCGGCCCGCATCTGGGTGACGTCCCAGGTGAACGTGCCGTCCCAGGACACCATGGAGGTCAGGGAGATCACGGGTGCGGACCGGAGCCAGAACTGCTGCCGCCGCAGCCCGCCGTACGCGTACCCGCACCAGCCCAGGCGGGACAGGTCAAGCTCGTCGGTGACGGTGCGGCGGACGATGACCTCGCGCTTGTAGGCTTCGGCGGCGCCGGTGGCGGCGGCGATGAAGTCCTTCAGCTCGTCGTCGGACGTGTGGATGGCGGGGTTCATGTTGAGCTGGGCTTTGGCGTCGGCGAGGGACACCATGGCGGGCCAGGGGGTGGCGGCGGCGTCGAACTCGTCGTCCCAGGACGTGACGGGCCCGGTGGTGGCGGCGTGGGCGGTGTACCGGCCGGGGATGGTGGTCTGGTAGGAGAGCCGGTACTGCCCGGAGACGGTGGCATCAGTGATCGCGGGGGTGGCGGTGGTCCCGTCGGGCAGGGTGATCGTGAGGGTGGCCGTGGCGGCGTGGGTGAGGGTCCCGTCCGCGCCGAGGACGTCGAACGCGATCGGGTACATGCCGCCGGCGCTGATCACGGGCGGGCTCCGTGCCAGGGCAGCCAGAGGGACATGAGCCAGCGGGACCAGCGGGGGCAGTCGCACAGGCCGCAATCATCACCGGCGCGGTAATGCTGGTGCGCGGTCCAGGCGTGGCCGCAGCGGCAGGCGGGCTTGGGCACGGCGGTCCTCCCTTTACTGGGCGCGGGCTAGGGCCATCTGCCCGGACCGGGCGCTGGCGGCGGCGTGGGTGCCGTCCCCGGATGCCGCGGCGGGGATAGTCAGGGTGGCCTGCCGGGCGGTCCCGTAGCTGACCGGCAGTGCCCCGAACGGGACGCCGGTCCCGGACAGGGCGGTGACGAGTGCCGCCTGCCCGGCGGTGCGGGCAGCGGCGGCCAGGGTGCCCGCGGGGGCGGCGGCCAGGACGGGGGCGCTGGCACCGGTGGCATTGCCGGCGCTCGCCAGTGTCCCTGCGGGGCTTGCGGCCGTAACGTGCGCGGCGATCCCGGTGACGTTGACGGGGCTGCCGGCGACGCCCTGCCCCCCGGCTGCGGTGACCGCGGCGGCGGTCCCGGTGATGGCGGTGCCGCTGTGCGGCACCCCGGCGGCACCGGCTACGGCGACCGGCGCGGCGACCCCGGTGACATTGACGCCGCCGCCGCTTGCGGGGACGCCTGCGGGGGCGGCGACCGCGACGGGGGCCGCCACGCCGGTGATGCCCGCGCTGGCTGATGGGGCTCCCGCAGGAGACGCCACCGCGACCGGCGCGGCCAGTCCGGTGACGTTCGTCCCGGCGGACGGGACCCCTGCGGGGGCGGCGGCAGTGACCGCAGCCGCAACCCCGGTCACATTGGCGGCGCTTGCCGGGACCCCCGCCGGGGCTGCCGCCGTCACTGGCGCGGCTACGCCGGTGACGTTCGCGGCGGCGGACGGCGTTCCCGCAGGTGCTGCCACCGTCACTGCGGCTGCGACCCCGGTGACGTTAGCGGCGCCGCTGGAGCCGCCGGACGGGACACCCGCCGGGGCGGCCACGGTTACCGGGGCTGCGGTGCCGGTGATGCCCGCGCTGGCTGATGGGGCTCCCGCAGGAGACGCCACCGCGACCGGCGCGGCCAGTCCGGTGACGTTCGTCCCGGCGGACGGGACCC